GGGGCGGAAGTGCTCGCATAATTTTGTTGTTACTTGTACGTCTTGTACGCAATAATCTTGCATTTCTTGGCTCCACTCTGACCAATCAGTAGTCTTGCCAAATTCACCTTTATATTCACCTAATCTATAACCGTACGCTTCTAAGCTATGTCGTCCGTATAACTGTAATGGCATTCTCGGCCATGCTCTTCTCTTATCTACCTCCATTAAGTTTGGATGGTACATCCGAGATAAAGTAAGAGTATCAAGAACATCCCCACGAGGGTCAAACCAAGAATAAGTTTTCCGAAGAACAGGTATATCGTAGCCAATAATGTTATGACCAATAATGACATCAGCCGAGGTAAGCCAATGTAAACCCTCTGTGATCGGGTAGCAGTCACCACCCTGATCATTAAATACGAACGTCTCCTCTTTTTGGGAGTCGTAGATGGCAATGCAATGTATTGTAGAAACGTCATGTAGTAGTCCGTTTGTTTCGCAGTCAAATACGAGCATTTGTTTTTCCGACATATGTTTTATCTTTAAACTCTGCTTTTTTCTTCTGCTCTTTTGTAGGTGGTTTAGGTTTAGAAATCGGTGTTTGTGGTACCGAAAATTGGGATCTCAGTTTCATTGAATTTACAGGTAGATTTGTCGTATTTCAGTTCAGCAGCTACTCCAGTCTCTCCAGAGTATCTGTTCTTCAGAACTCTTAATGTTGATACGTCATCCATCGATTGCTGGTCGCGTTCCAAGGCGAGTACGGTGTCCGAAAGCTGAGATATAGCCTGACTTCCGCGCAGTTGCCCTAATGAAACCTTCGCTCCATCGGTATGATCTTTATCAGTTTGAGTTCTTCTTAAATGGGATACTAAGAACAAAGATATTCCTGTCCTCTCAACCAGTGACCTTAACTTGGTCATGGTTGTATCAATCATTCTTCTTTCATCTCCGTCTAGTCCACTTAATAGGATAGATAAGTGGTCCAAGAAGATGATGCGGATGTCCAGTCCCAGAGCCATATACTCGATTCTGTTGTATATGATGTCAGGTGCAAGGCTGCCAAAGTGATCATATAAATAAAGATTCCAGTTAGCAATTGTTGAATCATATGCTTCTTGTAATACCTTGTGTTCGTGTTCTCCTAAATGCAGGGCTTTACCCACGGCTACTGACATAAGTCCTAAAGCCGTTCGCCTGTTAGATTCCTCTAATGCGATATATCCGACACGTTCGCCAGATGTTAATAAGTCAGTAGCCAACTGGCGACAGAAGGTAGATTTACCTTGACCAGTTCCTGCGGTTATTGTGGTGAGTTCGCCGTAGCGAATACCATGTGTTTTTTCTTGTAATCCTTGTAAGTTATATGTGTGATCACAAGGTGGTGATGGGGTCGTTACTAATTCAAGAAGTGATTTTCCATCCACGATGCCGTCTGGTTGATAAGGTTTAGCATCCCAGATCGCACGCCTGATAGCATCCGCGTCATTCTCTTGGAGAGCATCACTCGCATCTTTGTAAGGGTCGGCGAGGTGAGCAATCTTGACGGTACCTTGAGGGAGTAAAGAAGCAACTTGCTCCGTAGCTTTCCTACCGGCATCATCCTTGTCGAAGAATAGGATGATCTCCTCATATCCTTGTAGTAAAGGAATTTGTTTTTGAATGTCCTTTTTGGCACCCGCTGCCCCATGTGGTAACGAAACCATCGGCCAGTTTTCCATCGCTTCATAGCAGCTCGCAGCATCTAGCTCACCCTCGGTGATAACAATTCGCTTACCGCTATTAGGGAATAAATGCTGACCAAAAAGAGTGTCTGTAGTTTCGCCTTCATATTTAAAATCTTTTGATTTAGTTTTTATCTTGAATCCTTTAAGTCGTCCCTCACTATCGAAATAAGGGAAGCGTAAGTGTGCATCGTCTCTGTAGATTTTGTAAAACTGGCATACTTTTTCGCTAATTCTTCGTTTTTGCAGCCTTTGGGCTGAACCTTTGAATTGAACATTGGTGGGCATTTGATGAGTGTGGTGGTCATTGTCTCCTGCTATATATGTATTGCAGGCAAAGCAGTACTGATGTCCGTCCGTGTAAATGCTATTAGCATCAGACGAACCACAGGTACTGCATGGTTCATGTCTTATAAATTCTGATTCGTTATCCATTCGTTAAATAAACTTGAATCTCCTGCGTATATATTCTCTGTAGGTACAAAGTTAAAAGCTAATGATTTGCGTACTTCATCTGTTTGTAATGGAACAGTGGCATGCCATAGCTGGCTCGGCCAGAAATACAGCGCACCCTTGAAGGGCTTTAGTTCATAGTTATCAACTTGTACACATGGGTCGCGTCCTTCTTCCAGCGATCTGTTATCTAACAGGTATCGCATGTTATGTGGTATCGGGTTTATTAACGCTAAGTTTGTTTTCTTATCGTAGTATTCTCCAAAATATAAAATACCTGAATAAAAACAATTGTTGTGATTATGTGGATGAATTTTATCACCCTTAGTTAAATGAGTAATCCAAGAGGTTGTTATCTTACATTTGTAGTCATAACTATAAACATCGTAAAGAAATAAGTTAAAGGCAGATTCAATGATTTGTTTTAAATCAGGATAATCTTCCAGTATTCTTAATGTCTCGTTCGTTAGTTCTGTTACTTCAGTATCTAAGTACCTCAAAGCTAACTCTTGAAATTGTGGGTTATCTCTCTGATCAAACCCGAGTGTAATACGCGGGTCATTTTGCAGATCAGTAAAGTCGTAGTCATCTATGGTTCCTTCACCAATTACATAACCAAAAGGTACATGTTGTTTCATGTCAACCAATCAATAGGTATTGTGTGGAACGCACACCACTTGATGCCATAACGTTTGCACCATTGGGCGTAAGTTGTTTTAGATTTTTTTGATATTTTTTTATAGGGATCTTGAAAGACCATACGTAGATCTATATCCGGATTCTCTTCAATTACTTGTCGAACTTTCCTTCTATCTTCAGGTCGCCAATATCCTTTTGTCTCTAGTATTACCCCATTGGGGAGGATGAAATCTGGTGTATAGAGGTGTTGAATTGTATAAGGAAAGCTTTGTCCCTCATACTCATAATCAACACCTAGTTCACATAAGAGATCAGAGACTTTCTCCTCTAATCCTGATTTGAACATTAGAAGTCATCATCTTCTACTGAACTTGGTGCCAAGTCAGGGCTGACGTTAGGGTCATCTGCTTTGAATCCGCTTGTCTTACCAAACAATTCTGCTACGCCATCTTCGTCTAAGTCTCCACTATCGATCCCGGCTCCACTCTGGATAGAAACGATCTGCACTCCGGACAATTTCAATGACGTACCATATGTAACGCCATCTCTCAGAATGTAGGGTTTTTGGTGAAAGCCGAGCTTAACTTTAGATCCTTCATATACTGGTGTATCTACGTTCGTGATCGGTGTTCCTTCTGTATCAACTACTGGTGGTCTCTTATCTTCAGCCCAAGAAAACTTAATTATAAACTTACCTTCGCTGACTTCTTCCCATGGCTCTGGTCTAAGGGTTGATCTCTTAGGGTTCTTGAGTTTCGACTCAGCCCACTTAAGACAATCAGTTCTCTCAGCTTCGAGCTTGTCAACTACGTCTTGGTCTACTACTGCTTTAAGTGAATATCCAAATTTACTTGGTTTTAATATCGCCTGATAACCTTCAAGAGTTACAGGATTAGGTGTGATGTGGATGTTTTTTGCCATTAACAGAAAAAATATAATGATTCAATTACCGAGGATGGTTGAAGATCTCCGATAATCGGTGGTTCAGACTCAGCTCCAATAGCTTGGGCAAAGTCTCTAAGGAAGTCATGCTCCGCAAATAGGTGCATGTATGTATCTCTAACTAGGTGGGATAACAAATTCATATCTGTCGCTCTACATAAAACTGAATCATGTATCAATGAAATAGGTGCATGAAACTGAGTTGCAGCTATATGTAGCAATGAAGCATCTAGTGAGTGAATAAGGTTAGGAGCAGTAGCGTTCTTGTGATGCTGAAGATCAACACCTTTCTCACCATCTGCAATACGTATCTGTACTCGACCTAATAACTTAAGGTCTAATACTTTAATATTCATTTTCATTAGTCGTTGCGTAACCCTGAATCCGGAGGGTGTGACCCATATCAATTGGTCCGTTCCTCTCTTGATTGCGTTAGCAACTTCTGTCTCTATCCATCTCATTACCTTCATCGGTCCCGGGACAACCTCTTCCATGGCTGAACGGACTGCGTGAACTATTTGAGTTAGCTCTTCATTCTCTACGTCAATATCAATATCGTTAAACGCATCTCTTATATACTGACGATTGCTGAAAGGCTTTGCGTTGTAAGGGATTGTCATCACGCAACGCTTGGTTTTTTTCCTATCCCAATAGGGACGTAACCTTTCAGGTATGTTATTAAGACTCTTATCTGCTATTACCTGATAAGCATCTTGAGGTTTCTCACTTGGTATAACATTGACCAAGCTTGCTGTGGACTTATCTCTAGCCAGCCCTGCTAATATCTGTAGCCCAGAGCATGTCGCATCGGTTGCCACGGGTAGACCAGTAGTCGTCCTTGTTTCATCTATCACTACTGCATAGTATTCTTCACATGCAGCAAGGAATTGCCAAGGTTCGTCAACGTTCTCCCAATCTCCAATATTATTTATTGGGTCAGTTGCTACTCGCTTGATGATATCTAGATTTGCTATCGGCCACGCTAGACGTTCTTCTAACGTTGCCTTATCTAGACCAAACGTTGTAGCTACTTGGAAAGCTAACCACTTCTTACCTTCATCAGTAATAGGTGCTTCATCAGAAAACCTAATGAGACTCTTACCGAAGTCAGTATCTTGTGGTGTAAGGAAGCTGGGTATGGGATATGCTCTACCCCTGTAATCGAAAGACCAAGGGATATAGTAATCTTTATCTTTAAATTCTCGTACACAATTCATTGTCATACGAGTACGACAGCTAGTCCGCCATTCATTAGCGTTCTTGTTCTTAGCTATCGCAGCTCTCTTCTTCCACTCCTTACGAGCTTCCTTGTTTGTATCTATATCGAAGGGCTTCGGTGGTTCAGGATGATGTAGTACTGGTCGAAACTTTCCTACTGTAATCTCCCTCTCCTCTAACTCCTCAGCTACCTCTACAGTAAAGTTATTTAAACAGTATTTTACCTTTTGTATTAGGTTTAAGAACTGATAAGTTTTTTCTCCCTGTATAGATAAGGGTACCCCTCTTCGTACCATTTCATGGCACTTAGTTATGTCATTTAGATAGTAACCACCATCATGTAATTGACTCCAATCTCTAGGTTCGATCAGCATCGGCCATGATATAGGAGAGAATAATTCTGTGATGCGTACTATCTCTGCTTTATGTGCATCAAACTCTGGTGTTGTCTTTAAATATAATTCTCTTTTCTTACCTATCTGAATCATATCTTTAGTGAACCAACCAGATGATTCACAGAAACAATCAAGGAACCATGTCCCTGTTTTAACTCTGAGCTGTAGGTTCCAAGGTATCCATGGATCAACTTCTGATTTGTTGAAGAGTACTTGCATACTCTTACGCTTATATTCTGTACCTTTAGCTTGATGCCAATAGTTTTCTTTTAATACAGTGAATAGTCCCGGGGCAGTCTTCTCGTAGTAGCGCATCTGGCACTCAGCTTCGAGTGCTTGCCCAATAGCTTGAGCGATCTTGACTATCTTTGAGTTGTCCTTCTTATAACTGAATACTTTGTCGAAGGTTATCTTAGCGGTGATCGCTGCTTGTGATTCACTGTCGATAGCATCGAGGTAGGGAAGTATCTCCATGAGATGACCCGCACCTTTCACAGCTATCTTTTTTCTTTTCTCTTTCTTAAGGTTTATCTGTTCAATTATCAACGGTAGGAGAGTATCAATACTCGCCGAGCCGAAAACAGTAGCTGAAGCGTAGTCCTGTTCTAGTAATTTTTTAGTATTGGACCTGATCTTTTCTAAGCCACCACTTATTTGTTTTCGCTCGAATCTCTCCTGTCTTTCTAGATCAGCAGGAAGCATTTAGTTCTATGGATTTTTTAAATGGACGGATACTAAGGTGTATAATTTCTAAAGTGTTGCAAATAAAAAGATCTCAGCCTTTCAGCCAAGATCGGATACCATTATGAATTTTATGTTATGCGGTTTTTAAGTCCGGCGCGTCTACCAATTCCGCCACACTCCCAAGGCTTTTCAGCGAATTTAGTCTAACAGACGCACTTAACATATCAATTAAAACTCAGTAAATGGAAATAATTTTGAGGTAACGGATTCGACGGAACTAGAATTGTAGATCGTCTTGTGCCTTCCTCTGACCAGCTGCTGTAGCTTTCGCATATAGCAGTGTTGTTGTGAGATTTGAATGTCCCAACATAGACATTAGTTCAATCGGGGGTGTCCCATTAGCTAGATGCCAAGTAGCAAAACTATGACGTAAACAGTGAAACACATATTGCCCAGTATCTGGGAAATTCATGTGTCTATGGAGTAGGTTCTTGAACTGCCAACGCACTTGGTCAGCATTGTTCCAGTCAATACCATAAACCTTATCTTTAGGTTGGGCATTCTCGACGCGCTTGATGAGTGTGTTCATTAGCTGTGGATGTATAGGAATACATCTTGCTTCATCGTTTTTAGTATGCTCAACATTAATAACATTAAGGTTAAGGTCGACTCTCCATACTGGTAACTTAAGTAATTCATCAAGTCGCATACCAGTTAAGGCAGCTGCTTGGATAAGATCAGCTAAGTTGTCATTACACATAACGTCCTTGGATATGCGAAGCATGTCCTTGACTTGTTCCTTTGTGTAATACTTACGGTTAGTTCTGTCTCTCTCCTTTCTACGTTTAAAAGGAGTGGGAAGATCAAAGGTAATAACATCATTCTCTTTACAGTATTTAAGTACCATTGAGACTGCTGATATAAACCTATTAATAGTGGCATTCTTTTTACCTTCTTCTTCAAGTGATGTACATATATCAGTCATTAAACCTTTCGAGATTCGATGAGCTGGAAATGTACGTCCCTGATATCTAGTAAAGTATCCGGAATACAGGATTGCAGACTCTCGTCCTCCTCCATTACGCCACGTTTCGAGATTGCGGAGCGTGTAATCTAAGCACTCTCCCCAAGTAATAGCTTTAGCCATAGAGTTGTTCCTTGAGAGTATCTACCAGTTGCTTACCAGATTTAGTAAGGACGAGTTGATACCTCCTCAGATTAGAAGGATCTCGTTCCTTGCTAATCAGTTTCAGCCCCGGTTTATTTTTGTAACGATGTATCTCTGCTAAGTAGTCGGTGTTCCTACTACCAGCAGCATTGGAATATCCAAGTGCAGCTTCCATTGCCTGCTTATGACACCCGTCATGTGATGCGATGTATAAGAAGGTCAGTTGTAATTGCAATGGCATTTCAGGGTCGAAGATCATAAATGTCTTTAAACATTTAAAGAGCTTCTCCATCTGACTATCAGTCAGCTGGTCCTTCCATGGGTCCGTTCCGCGTTCCATCGTCCTTGGGTGGTGGTTGTTGTCCGGCTGGACAAGTGTACTGTAACACAAATCTACCAACATGTATATCAAAGTCGCAGAACTTTTCTTTATCCATGCCCAAATAGAAATTGCCTTTAGAGAAAAGTTCCATAAGAATTAGGTGTTGTGGTGAAGACTAACATGAGTAGTTGGTATTAGCTACGTGACGGATGCTACGCAGCTTTGAGTGGTATAAATTCTACGTCTATGACTGAGGTGTCGTCCTCTAGTTGTTGTGACATTATGTTAAGCAGTTCGTCCCTGTTAGGGTGTGCTGATATCTCTTTACTTAACGTTGTGTAATGTTTTGAGAATGTTTTAAAGTTCATTGTTGAAATCGAGAGGTTTAATATCATCAGGTTTTAAATGCCACATACCTTCCATAGTGCATAGGACAATTTCCTTGTTTTCTTGCATACATTTACGTACGCGATCCTGTCCATGTCTTACTGACTGGTAGATGTGCTCGGTTACTTTGCCGTCCTTGTCTGTTTCCCGGATCATGCAGCAAACAGAGTCGGGTATCATGTATCCGTTTATCTTCCAGTCCATGAATGCTTCAATGGGCATAGCCGGGAACCATTCGTCTGGTGACTGTTGGATAGCTCGCCAATTATTGGGGAAATACTTCTTCTTCATTTGAAATGTACCTTTTTAACGTCTAATAGGTTGTATTTGTGTGTCCTTGCGAAGTCCAGAGCTTCATAAGCTGCGTCTTCGTCACAGTCAGCCTTAATAAAGTGATGACTTCTGTAGATGTCGCTATCTTTCAAGCGATATACGACTTGGTATGTGTTCATGGCGAGCCTGATGAGTGTGTGCTACCTGTCCATTTCTGGGGGTTTACTGACTGTCAGGTGTAGTCTTAATGCTTAGATATATGGATCTCTTTCCTTAAAGTCTTCAATATGTTTCTTTAATTTGGATGGTTTGATTCTTACGTCCATATATAGAACGCAATGCTCCGCAGCTCTACGAACTGTGTCATCATCCCAATCGGGTTCAGCCTTGCGTATAGCTGCTGAGTAGTTCAGTGTTTGTTTAACGTCTATGGTCATAATTCTTTTGAGTAATCAACTTTCTTTTTGTCGTGAATAGTATCTATTCTTCCTATCTTTCCGAAGGTTAAAGCCATCTGTTCAGCATGAGCTGCATCCTTGGCATCAAATCTGTAGTAATTAAATACAGTTTTGCTAGTCCTTACTTCATAGGTGGTCATAGTAATACCTCTTCAAGCTCATCAATGTCTTCTTCTGTTAGGTTGTAATCAATTTTGCTGTACCTTGATCTATCGCGTCCTTCTGTTATAAGGGTCAAGAGGTTCTCGTATTGAGAGTCATTTAGTAGTGCATTTAGATGTCGCATGTTGGAATCCTCGGTAGTTGTGGTTCAGGTCTAAATGCAGATTCAAGTATTTCAAACTTGAGTGCTTTATCCTTCATTAATTCAAGAAGTTGGACAATATCTTGAAATGATGTTGTGTCGTCTATGTCTGGGTCATAGCATTGAGCTATGTCATAGACCTTGTTAATTAGAGTGGTCTCAGTCATTAGTCAGTAAACCCTTCTCTCAGTGAGAAGGAATTGGACAAGAACGGAGTCGAACCGTCCCTGCTGTTCGGAGTCAGCAGCGTCCCTGTGTCCATGCGTCCATGAGCGTCCCTGCGTCCTTGAGAGAAATTGGTGCGTCCATGAAAAAAATAAAAAAA